CAAACGCCACCCACAAAAAAGCCCGCCGAAGCGGGCTTTTTCAACACTCAACCAACCAAGCTCAGATCAGTCGTCCCGACCCATCAGCCCGAACAGTTGCAGCAGGCTGACGAACAGGTTGTAGATCGATACATACAGGCTGATGGTCGCCATGATGTAGTTACGCTCACCACCGTGGATGATTGCGCTGGTCTGGAACAGGATGCACACCGACGAGAACAGCACGAAACCTGCGCTGATCGCCAGTTGCAGGCCGCTGATCTGGAAGAAGAAGCTTGCCAGCACAGCGCCCAGCAGCACGAAGAAGCCTGCGGTGATGAAGCCGCCCAGGAAGCTCATGTCCTTGCGGGTGATCAGCACGTAGGCCGACAGACCACCGAACACCAGTGCGGTCATGGCGAATGCCGAGCTGACCACTTCAGCGCCGCCGGCCATGCCCAGGTAGCGGTTGAGGATAGGGCCGAGCAGGAAGCCCATGAAACCGGTCAGCGCGAAGGTGGACACCAGGCCCCATACCGAATCACGCAGCTTGTTGGTGAGGAAGAACAGGCCGTAGAAGCCGATCAGCACCACGAAAATGTTCGGGTAGCCGACGCGCATCTGTTGGGCCACATAGGCCATGACACCACTGAAAGCGAGGGTGATGGCCAGCAGGCCATAGGTGTTGCGCAGGACGCGGCTGACCTCTTGCTGTTCGACCTGCAGGCCGTGGTTGACGGCGTAATCCTGTTCGCGCATGGCGACACTCCTGTGGGTTTGAAACGTTCAGATGCAAAGATCATAACAGAGGCGCGCAGACCAGCCACCTAGAGAGTTTGACAGCTTGTTTCATTTCGGTATTATGGCGCCCGCAATACGAGGAAGCGTGGCCGAGTGGTTTAAGGCAACGGTCTTGAAAACCGTCGATGGGCAACTATCCTAGAGTTCGAATCTCTACGCTTCCGCCATACAAGTGCTTGATTTCATTGATGTTTATCCACGCTGACCCTGCAATAGGGAGCATTTTGGGAACACTTTGGGAATGACAGGCAAAAGAAAGGGGCCCTCGCGGCCCCTTTTTTCGTTCCTATCAGCTCAATCTGAGCGCCTGGTTCAGCAAGCTGATCACATCTGGTCCGTCCTCACTTATCCACTTCGCATAGTGCTTGAAGATCATCGCTGTCGATGTGTGCCCCATCTGGTCGGCGATCCATTCTGGTGTTGCGATACCGCTGCTCAACATCTGGCTGGCGAAGGTGTGTCTGCAAGTGTTGGGACCGCGCTGGCGCACGCCGGCCTTATCCAGGTGGTTGATCCACCAGCCATGGCGCAGGACATCAGAAGAGCGATAGGGCTGGCCTGTAGTAGTGTTGTGGAAAACGAATCGCACCCGGTGTTCGCGCACTGTCCGGTTGTCGCGATCCAGCACCTGGATGCACTCACCTGGTAGCCCGTTGGTGAACCTTGCCTGTGCCTCAAGAGCCCGAAGTGCAGGAGCAAGTAGCTTGACCTTGCGTGTTGAGCGCCTGGTTTTGGTGACCTTGTATTGCCCACTGACACGGGCACGGCGGATTTCGACTGTTCCAGCGTCGAGATCTACATCCTCCCAGGCTAGCGCAATGGCCTCGCTTACCCTCGGGCCCGACCAGATCATGTACTGGGCGAGGTTTATCTCCTGAAATCGCTCGGTAGGCTCTCCGAGAATCGCGTCGATTTCCCCTCTGGTGAATGGGTCCGGATCGTCGGCATCAGGCAGCGATATGGTGATGCCATCGGTCGGGTCGTAGGCGCTACGGTTGCGTGTACGGTATAGCCGGAACACCTGGCGTAGGTGGCTGACGATCTCCCGAACGGTCTTGTTGTGCAGGTCTCGCATGAGCACCGTTTGAACCCAATGCTGGATATCGAGGTGGTCGATCTGGTCCGCCTGCAAGTCACCCCACCGTGGCCGGATATGTTTCTCGGTTCGGCTGCGGTACATGGTGAAGCCGCTGGCAGCCATCTGATTGCGTTTGATTTCCAGCCATAGATCGATGAAATGCCCGAGCATGTTGCTTTTTACCCTGGGCGAATCAGGAAAGTGGCGGGCGTAGCTGAACGTCCCGGCCTGAATCTCGTAGTTGATCATGCCCACCAGGCGCTCGGCGTTGGCCACGCTGGCGGGTGATGCGTCGCCGGGCAATGCTTCCCGGCACAATTCGCCCTGGTAACGGAAATACACGCGGACACGATTGCCGCGTACTTCGACTCCATCTGCCATTCATTTTTCACTCGGAGCAATAAAGAACGGCCCAGTGTATGGGCCGTTGTAAGAGGTTGACCTACCGTGAGGTCTAGAAGATCGAGGCGTCAGTTCTTGCGGCTGAACTGCTGGATGTAGTTCGTCGCGCTTGGTTCAGCGGGCATAGCGGCGGTCTCCCTGGGCTTTCTTGGCGGCGACGTTCTCCATATAGGTTGCCCACTCCACCGACTTGCGTTGTTGGCGGATCTGGCTGCAGCGCTGGTGCTTCCGGGTGGAGCGGGGTTTGTTGCAGATATCGCAGTAGTTGGGCAGGTCTAGTGAATGGCTGGCCAACCGTGGGCGTGTCAGTGTGGTCATGCCGCGGCTCCACTCCTGGCCTTCACCGCCAAGGCAAGGGCATCGAGTAGCAACCGATGACGTCGGTCAGCATCGAGCTTGTCCTCGATAGCCTGAACAATGAAGGTGTTCATGCTGGTGTGTGCTGTACTGGCGTGTTCGTCCACGCGCTGGCGCATGCCATCAGGCAGCCGCACGACGAACTTGTCCGCGAGACGGGAGGAACACCTGCCCGTGGTGTTGCCGCGCGGTGTGGTAGCCTTCTCGGCGCCGACTTTGGGGGTTTCTACTTGCATGTTGTTTCTCCTTGGGGTTGGTAGGCGCTGTGGAGTTGCCGCTCCACAGCGCCGCTTTTCCTGGTATCAGTTGATGCGGTACTGCTTGCCGTCCTCAATCACGTAGATACTCACGTCGCGCAGCCGGTACACACCGCCTGGCCCTCCCTGCACCAGGTAGTCGTCGTAAGGCGGTTTGCCCACCCGGATGGGGAAAAACTGATCCGACTGATGAGCGTGTTCGCTGGTTTTCTTGATCAGAGCGTAGAGCTGCTGGCCGTAGGGACGGCAGCCCGCGGGGCCATGTGCTGCCTCATAGCCCAGCCAAGCGGCACGGGTTTCAAGATTCGTGAACTCGATGCTGGCGCGCGACAGGTCTCGGGACAGGTCGTATCCGCGAGGTATCGCCCAATCTTCGAAAGCCAAGATCAATTCGAGGTTGGAATGGTTTGTAGGGGAGCTATCAATCAGTGTCTGCATGTTGTTTCTCCTTGGGGTTGAGTCCCGGGCGTTGCCGCGCCCTGGTTTGTTCAGCTGGCCTTGAAGGTCCAGCACTTAACGGATGTGGCACGCTGGTTCGCTGCAGTGGTGCGGGTGTTGAAAGCCGCGCGCACAGCGCTGTCCACGGTGCGGATGTCGACGAAGGGGCGTGATTTGCTGTTGCGCAGCAGCGTGCGCAAGGTGCTGGCTTCTGCCAGCTTTTGCTTATGCTCGGCAGCACGCTCGCAGAAGTCGTTCAGGTTCAAGGCGATCAGGTCAGCGTTCTTGCTGTGGTCGACAACGGCGTCATCACTCAGCGACTCCAGGTAATCGAACACCTCCCAAAACTCGGCCACTTCCCGTGGATCAGAGTTCACCGAATGCTGGCGAGCCACCGCCATGCAGCGCAGTTCCCGCTGCACAGCATCGTGCTGGCGGTCACTGATCGGCACGATGATGCGAAGGGCATCGACCAGGGCCATAAGCTGCGCGTGGTTCTTGATGATCCGTTCAATGCGGATTTCCTTCATTTCCCGAAGCGCTTGCTCATGCACCTTCACCTGGGCGCGGAAGGTGTCCATGACCTGCTTTTCGGCCTTGGCTGCCATCAGCAGGAACTGGCTCACGTCGCTGGCCTGCAGGTGGTTGAGGTTGTCGGCCGCTGAGCGGCTGTCGCTGGTGACGTTGGGCCGCACGAAGTGCAGCTTGACGATCCTGGTGAGGATCGCCTCAGAGGCCACGACGGTGGCGTTCTGGCTGAACACCAATGACGCTCGAAAGGGCGGGGCGTTGGTATCGTTGCCACCGTTCTTCACACCGGTCAGGCCCAGCCCGCGCCCATTGAACAGAGGCTTGAACTGGTCGAAGTCGAACGACTTGGCAGCCGAGCCCTCGGCATCGCTGCGATCCGCCTCGAGCATGACCACGGGCATACCAGAGGTCTGGCTCAGCCAACGGCGCAGGCCCGCCTTGGTCATCTTGATCGGGTCGTCACCTTCTTCGTCCTGGCGCCCCAGCAGCTTCCACAGGAACATCAGTAGGGTAGACTTGCCGGCGCCGGCCTCGCCGGTTACCTCCAAGAAGGGGAATGACTGGAACTCAGCGCGGATCTGTTCAGCGAACAGTGAGCCGAACCAGTAGGCCAGGGCGATGACGCCCTGGGTGTTGAAACACGTCCACAGCCAGTCGAACCATTTGTCATGATAGGCGCTGACGTCCTGGTTGATTTCCAGCTTGATGGACTTCTGCAGGGTCTTGAGGCGCAGGCCTTTGAACTCGAAGTAATCCTCCGCGTTGGCCTTCTCCAGCACACCGCCGCGCACCGCCAGGTCACCGAACACGAAGCACCCGTGTTCCTTGCTGTAGCCAATGTAGTCGATTGTCTTGACGGTTTTCAGGCCGAACAACTGCTGTTGCATGATCCGATCGAGCTGAGAGCCGGAGCCCGTGAACACTGCGCCGGCAGCCATGCCCAGCAAGCGCTTCTTGAACTCACTGGCCGCTGCCACCTGGCCACCTGTGAAGGTATTCAAGACACTCGGCTCGTCGTGCGGGAAGTCGACCCGGAAGTAGTACCAGGACTCGTCCGTTACCTCGTTGCGTTGGAAGTACAGGGCCTGGGGGTAGCAGTTGGCGACTTCGATCACCATCCCGCACTGGCGCATGGCCTTGTCGCGGAGCTGACGATCGTTGAGCAACTGGTTCTCGTGGCTTTCCGAGTCCTTCAGTTGCTGGATGGCTTTGGTGAGCTTCTCCAGATCCATCTTGAACCAGTAGAGGCGGTTCTCGAACGAGAAGTGAAACTCGTATCGCTCGCGCCATTCATACATCAGCACTCCTTTTTCAGCCGCGCTTTCGGCCAGTAGCAGGCTGCCTTGGTACCGAGCCTCGCGGATGTCCCGATCGACCTGGTCCTGGCGCTTGTCGTCATCCATGAATGCCCAGCGCTGGTGCAGATCGTTCCAGTCGACTTTTCGACTGTGCTGCGGAATTTGCGCCGCTTCACACGTGTACCCCAGCTCGCGTGCCATGGCGGCATGCTTGCGTGTGAATCGATGGGCGCCGGGCTCATTGTCCAGCGCCCAAACCAGCTTTGGCAGCTTGCCTTCGGCATCATTTCGCTGCTTGGCCAGGGCCTTCAACGATTCGAAAGGGAAGGCACCCGAGCTCATCGCGGATACGGCATCGATGCCGTTGTGCAGCAGGGCTATGGCGTCGAACACACCTTCGACGATCCACAGCTCATCTACCTCGGCCAGATCGATTGCTGGCGGGCACCACCAGTAGCCTTTTGGCGACTGGCCTTTGGCGAAGCGTGCTTTCTTCTTGCCGAAGCGGTGGGGCTGGTCAATCAAACGCTCCCAGTAACCACCGTGCTCGAGGGCGAACCGGACTGTCGCGCTACCGATGCGCAGATCTGGGTCCCAGTAGTTGTCCTGGGTGTACCAGCCTTTCACCAGGCCGATGTCGAAGCCTCGGGCGAATTGCAGGTAAGCGTCAGCCGATGCCCTTGGAGCATCCTGGGTGGTGGGATAGCGCTTGCTGTAGTCGTCGAACAGGTCGTCGAACAGCTCTTTCACATGCCACTGCTCGCCGCACTTGCTCTCGCGGCCGCACTTGATGAACCAGGGCTCGTCCTGCCGTGAGTACAGTTCTTTCTTGCCGCAGTTCGGGCAGGTGCCTTTGCGCAAGTATTGGGTACCGGACATAGGCTTGAGGCCGTAAATGTCCTGCAGGCGCCGGAGCACTTCGGTGCGCACTTTATGGTCCATGGGTTTGTTCACCGGGAGCGCTCCGGCGTGCAGGCACCGAGCTGCTTCGTCAGCTCGGTGCGCGTGCGGCAGATCCCAGCGAGGTAGGGCACGTCCTTGATCACTTTCGGCGCGCGCTGGCCAGTCGGTACATCCCGGTACCGATCGGAGTACCAGGCCTCGGCCATGATGATGTCGTACTGGTTGTTGAGCCATTGCAGGTAGTGCTTCGCCTGCTGCGGGTCCAGCTCCAGAGGGACGGTGATTTTGCTCATTTCGGCCACCAATAAAGTGCAGTTTCCCCTTACCCAC